GGCAATCTCTTATGGTACGGCGAATACACCGCTTGGGGTCGTCTGAAAAAGAATGAGCGGGTTTACAAGAACGCGCATCAGCCGTTCCGACTTCAAAACCAGTATTATGATGAAGAAACCGGACTGCACTACAACCTGATGCGCTATTACGAGCCTGAGGCGGGTCGGTTTGTGAATCAGGATCCGATTGGGTTGCTGGGTGGGGAGAATCTTTATTGGTTTGCACCGAATTCCATTGGGTGGATTGATACCTTAGGTTTAGCACGTAGAGGAACTTACAGAGGAGAGAGAGGGAGCCATAAAGGAGGAGAAACTAATCACTCTCCAGCTTGGGGAGCATATAAAGATTTACCAAATAGACCATCTTATGGTTCTGCACCTGCGTATCATATGGATAAAGCAGATCATAGAGGCATGTCAAGTACAGGGAGTTCAACTACTGCTCGTCGTTGGAGAGCGCAACAAAGACAATTTATTCTTCAGGGTCGATGGGATTTGGCTATGGAGATGGATATTATTGAGACTAAGAGGAAATTTATAGATAAATATGATAAGAGATTGAGAAGGATGGTGCGAGAAGCTGTTAGACAGAAATTAATCACTAAATATCAAGCATCTAAACTAAGAAAGGTCATTGGAAAATGCAAGTGAATGAAGTTAAAATTATTCCTTTTAAAGGCATAGATTTAGGTAATCGTTTTTTTCAACTTGGAAATACGATGGAGCAAATTATTGCTAAATATGGAGAAGCAGCAAAGGTTATACAAGATAACATTCTTAAAATTACTTCTGAATATAGAGATGCCTGCACATTAGAATATAAAAATAATAAATTAGTTAGCATTATTTGTAGTAAACATCTGAATCCAATATTCGATAATTTAAATCTTTTTGAGCCTGAAAATATTAAAAAATTAAAAGAAGAATATGATTGCATTGATGGAAAAGCATATATTACATTTCCCACTTTAGGTATTTCCATAGGTGGCATGTCCAAAAAAAGGATACCTGAAGGTAAAGTTGTTATAGTCTTCGTAAAAGAGGAGATAGATACTTATGAATTTTTTGCTAATGAGGATTGAGAAGCTGTTGCTCGCCTAGATCTAAGCCTTATAGCTTATATGAAACTCTTTTAGGGCATATACAGAACATAGGTATGTGATTCCTGCTTCCCAGCAAGCCGTAGCCCGGACAAAACCCTCAGTCCCGACGTAGGGTGTGTGCGGTACGCACGCACGCGATTTCTGTTTTTCAGACGACCTCACTATCTTCTTTGAGGTCGTCTGAATCATCTGGCTCTTTAACAATCTCATATTGGTCGGCTGGGACGGCAAAATCACCGCCTACGGCTACGATGCCGCCGGACAACTGGTCCGGCAGACCGAATACGGCCAAAGCACCGATCAAGGCCGTCTGAAAGACCGTCCCGAGACTTGGCACATCCACCGGTTCAAACGCAACATCCTCGGCCAACTGATCGAAAAACAAAGCCGCAAAGTCTCCGGCCGCAACGGACAAAGCAAAGACGAAGGCATCAGCCGCACCCACTTCGTCTGGGACGGAACGCGATTACTTCAGGAGTACACCTACAAAGGCAGCTACGCCTATATCTACACCGACCAAGACAGCTACGAACCCTTAGCCCAAATCTTCCAGAACAACCAAGACGAAACCCAATACCTCGCCTATTTCCATACCGACCAAATCGGCATACCAAGGGAGATGACCGATATCCACGGCAATCTCCTATGGTACGGCGAATACACCGCCTGGGGTCGTCTGAAAAAGGACGAGCGGGTTTATAAGGATGCACATCAGCCGTTCCGACTTCAAAACCAGTATTACGATAGGGAAACGGGACTGCATTACAACCTGATGCGCTATTACGAGCCTGAAGCCGGGCGGTTTGTGAATCAGGACCCGATTCGTCTAGTCGGTGGGGATAATCTGTACAGGTTTGCACCTAATACCTTTATGTGGATTGACCCATTGGGTTGGATTCCACGTCTACCAACATGGATGCCGACAAAGCGTGGCTATCAAAGACAACATCTTATTCCATTTTCGTTTAGAAACCATCCTATGTTTGCACAAAGTGAAGCCGCTCGCGAAAAACCGACGCGATTTTTGAGATAATCTGCTCAGTTTTTTATTGCAATATTTGCAACTAATTTGCAATTTTTAAAAAAGCGACATTATCGTCGCTTTTTGTTTTACCAATTACATATGGCCAGCTCGCCGCTTGTTTTACCGGTTTTGTCTCTGCCAACCGTATAGGCAAGCTCAAGCGGGGTGATGCGGAAGTCTCTGAACAACTCCCTTATATCAGGATGGTCGTTGATGGATAACATGACCTTGCCTTTGCTCTCTGCCATTACCTTGGCCAGTAATTCATACTGCTCCCAGTCAAATGATTGATCATAGCCTGAGGTCTGCCAATATGGTGGGTCTGCGTAAAAGAAGGTGTGCTCACGGTCATATCGCTTGAAACAACGCTCCCACGGTTCGTTTTCAACAAATACACCGTTCAGTCTGGTTTTGGCAGCGGTCAATTTTGCTTTGATTTGAGAAGCGTCCCACGCTTTTGACGTGGTGGCCGTGCCAAAATGTTGATGGACGGTCTTGCCGCCAAAAGCATTATGTTGAAGGTAGAAGAACCGAGCGGCACGCTGAATATCGGTCATGCAATCAGGCGGGGTGCTTTGCAGACGGGCAAATACCTCGCGACTGGTCAACGTCCATTCAAACTGGCGGACGAACTCGTCAAAGTGGTGCTGTACTACACGGTAGAGATTGATGAGCTGTCCGTTGATGTCGTTAAGTACCTCTACTTTAGCAGGCGTTTGGCGCATGAAGAACAACGCCGCGCCACCGGAAAACAGTTCGACATAACAAGAATGCTCGGGAAACATGGGCAACAGGTGTTTTGCCAGTCGTCGTTTGCCGCCCATCCAAGGAATAATCGGTAGAGTTTGTTGTGTTTTTTGCATCATATATATACTCCTAATTTGCGGCATTCGGGCTGCTCGGAAACAGAATTAATATGATGCTCAACGGCACTCTGCTGATTTTTAGTTACTGAATGAATTGATGTTTTTACAGCGTGCACATTTGATTTGCACGTATCCGCTGCCTTTGGCAAGCAGTTTGCCGCAGTATTTGCAGCGCATTTCGCGGAAAATTTGCATTTGCACTCACTCCCATATCACGGATAGAATGCCCCGGTCTCTAGAGACTAAGGCGGCCTTAGAAGTCAATGCAGGGTTGTTCTGCTTGGCTGGCGTAGCGGTGTTCCCGCACCACTACGTCGCCGTCCCACTTATTGCGTATACCCGCCCCTGTGGCGGGGTTTTTATTGCGCCTCCCGTTGGAATAAAGCGGGCACGATGGCGGCGAGGTCGTTGGGTGACCATCGCCAGCCTGCGGGCAGCCCCAGTGCGGCGGCGCACCACTCGGAGCAAAACCAGCGGCGGCGGTTATGCCGCAGCCCGAAGGCGATGCCCAATGCGCCCCTCAGGTCGTAGCCTTGGCCTTGGGTTTCCTCCCATACCCTTTGCAGACGTTCGTGCGCTTCGGAGGTTGGCTCCATTTGGATTAAGTCCCATTTAGCCTCAGGCAGCGGCATTACTTTACAGCGTACGCCGCCATCCCGGATAGAAGCGGAGTAGCACTCGTATTCCTGCCCTGTTGCCGTTTCAGGTAGCCTTACCGCAACCTCGCAATGTGAGTACAGACCGCGTGTCAAAACACGGGTCAGCCCATCGGTAAACCGTGCCGCCCACACGCGCCAGCCTGTGCCGTCGCGGCGGCCTTTGTATAAGGTGAGGTAGATTTGCGACTGATTCATTTTGCCACCTCCTCAAGCTCTGCGGCGGGCTGCTCATTAAAGTTTGCCGTCCAGCTACCGCTGTAGTCATACTCCAGAGGATTTTCGGCCTTGAGCATGGCGGCTTTATGGCGTTCGGCATTGGCAAAGTCGGCTTGTTCGTCATCGTGCATGGTCTGCATGATTTCACGCAACAGTTCGGGAGTAAGCTGCAAGAAGCTGTTGTCCATCGTCTTCCAGTTGATGGGCTTTTTAAAACCGCCCGTTACGCTTTCCAGTGCCAAAGCCAAATATTGCAGGCGCGTGGCATCGTCGGTCTGAAACCACTTGCCGACCGATTTGGCGTACACCCCGTGGCGCAGGTTGTCGTGGCGCTTGGCCTTGATTCGCTCCCACACCTCATCCTGCTGCTCGGCTTTGAGCCGGGCGGCAACGTCAGGAGGCAATACACAAGCCTTAGCTTTGTCATCCCATGTTTGATGCTCATTCTCTCGCGGGGTAAAGGTCAGTTCGTCAGGTAGCTCGCCCACCTGTTCAATTTGTACTACCGCACCGTCTGCCGTGCGGTAAGCCGTCTTGCCGCGATGGTCGGGCAGGTATTGCCGGGCGTTTTTTTCGGGCTGCCAGCGGGCGGCGAAGCCTGCGCGGGTTTCAGGAGGTTCGGCGTCCACGCAGCCGGCGGGAAGCAGGTAGCCGCCGTCTGCGGCCAACGGGTCGAGGTCGGCCTCGGTTTGGTGCAGGTAGAGGTTGTCGGCATCCAACTGGCAGACGGCCTTGGTGGACGGGTATTGGTTTTCGCTCATGATTTTCCCTTTCAGACGGCTTTAAATTTTGATGCAGGCCAACAATGCGATGTTGCGCGGGCGGTTTTCGGATGCGGTAGGAACGACGCGCGAGGCGTCAAAGTCAAACGCGGCAGGGATGTTTCCTCCGTCGCTGATATCGGCTGTCCATTTTTTCCATTGTTGCCTGCTTATGGCCAGCGCACCCGTGGCGGTGGACTCGTCAAAGAGTTGCCGCCCTTGGTGGCTGCCCGAATCAATCGAACCCGTGATATTGCGGATGGCGTCGCCTTGTGCCGAGCCAAACGCACGCCCACGGTCTATACCGCGACCGTCGTCCCAGCCGCGCATAAATTCGCCGCGCAGGTCGGGCAGGTTGAAGGTGGTACTGCCGTTGCCCGCTCCGTAGGTGATACCGATGGCGGCAAACAAGGCGGCATAGGTAGTACGGGATACGGCGGCGCCGTTGGCCTTGAGCCAGCCTGCGGGGGCGGTTCGCCCGGCGAAGTACAGCACCGCGCCGCTGGGTATCATGCCGGTGAGGTCGTCCACATTGAGCAGGCGCTTGCCGTCATAGCGCAGCTCGCCGTCGTTGCGCATGGAGAGGTATTTGCCGCTCTTCTTGTTGTGGAGATATGAATTTACGTTGTTCGATCCAATTTGCAGGTATTGGTTGGCGTTAAAGTCGCCTACGCTGTCGGCTACAATCGCGCCTTTTTTCAGGGTGGTAAAGCCGGTAAAGGTTTTGTCGCCGCCGATTTCTTGGTTGCCGGTGGTTTTGACGGCTCCGTCTGCTGCTTCTTTAGCGGCGACGGCTTTGTCGTAGGCATCCTTCACCGCCTTCGGCGTGGCGGCCAGCTCTTCGCTGTCGCTGTCAATGGCAGACGAGAGCTGTACGATGCCGGCATCGGTGGTGCTGGCCGCACCCGGTTTGTACTCCTCCTGCTTCTTCTTCAAATACTGCGTCCGTGCGGCCAGTTCCTTGGCCTGCCGGTTGGCAATGCCGTTCGGCCCGCCCAATACCGGGTCGGTGGTTTCCAGCTGGTAGATACCTTCCGCCCATTGCGGGTTGTTCAGTTCTTCCGTGATATTCGCCATTTAAGCTGCTCCAAAGTTAAAGTTGCCGTCGTAGGCCGCACGCCCGTTGTAACGCAGAGGGACAGCCTGATAATCCAAGGCTGCCAACAGGCAGCGTGCCGGTGCAAAGGCGGCCAGCGTTTTGCGCAACAGCGCGGCCTGGTCGTTGGTAATCACTCCGTTCATGATGATGCGGTAGTGCGCCCAGTAGCTGCCGGCACCGTAAACATGGCTGCCGTTGTAGTTGATGCTGCCGTCGTAGGTTTGGCCGTTCAGCCCTTCGATAATCCGCACCTCACCAAACCCGAGCCACCGCACGATTTCGCGGATTGCCCACGGCGTGCCTTTGTAGCGGTGCAACTCGTAGGCACCCTTAATCAGCTTGCGCCGCGCGTCGTCGGATTCGGCCAACCAGTAGCCGTCGGCACCCAAGATGCTGCAGCTTTCGGCCAAGAGCGGCAGGTGTTCGGGGGCGACCAGATCGACCAGGCGCGGCATCAGCTGCGGCAGCTCGGCCAAATCCAAACGCAGTCCCAATTCGGCCAGCGCGCGGGCGCGTTGGTCGCGTTCGATGACGGCGGCGTAGGTTAGCTTGGCCATCGCCTAACCCTCCGCCGTTTGTGTGGCAATGCGGATGGTGGTACCGGTGCAGCGTGCCCACTGGTCGGGCTTGACCACAGTCAGCGGCAGGTTATGCAGCACCACGTTATAAACACCGGCCACTTTCAGCGCACTCATGATGTCCAGCGGCACGATGTCTAAGCCGAGCCGGCTGCGGCGGGCGGCTTCATACACTGCCCATGCCTGCTCGGCCGCCGCTTTGGCGGTGCGGGCATCGGTGCCGGTAAACAGAGTCAGCTCGGCGTCCAGCGTGTAATCGACGGCGGTCGGGGCTTTGACCACCACCGTATCGCACAGCGGGCGGCGTTTCTCGGCTGATAAGGCAGCCTGAATCTTGCCAATCAGCTCGGCATTGGGCAGACCGTCTTTGGCCAGCACGGTCACCGCCACCCGCCCGCCTATAGGCTGGCCGCCGCCGTCGGTATCGTTGGCCACGTGCACGTCCACCACCGCCGGACTGGCCTGCCGCGCCCAATATTGGTAGGCACCCACCGGCCCGGCTACGCTAAAGCTCTCCGGTGCCAGCAACACGCGCTCGCGGTAGGCTTCGTCGTCTTCAATTTCCACCCCGCCGGCGGAAACGGTAGTGTTGCTGACGGCCACATCAATCGTCGGATGCAGCCGCTCGGCCAAGCTGTTGATTTGTCCGACCGACCAGCCGTTGCCGACTGTGCCGGTTTCGGTGCATTCGGCGGCCACTTCGGTGCTGCTTTGGACGGCAGTCAGCAGGGCGGCTTCGGTGGTGACAAAACTGGTCTGCCCGGCATTGACCCGCGTGTCCTTGGGTACGGCAATTTGTTCCAAACCACTCAATACCGCAGTAAAGCGCAGGGTGGTCAAAGCCGGCTGCGCCAGCAGGCGCGGGGTGGACACATCATCGCCGCACAAATCCAGCATCAGACCGGTGGCAAAGCGTGGGTGCTGCTGGCGGTAGGCTTCATTGATCGCTTTGCGCGCCAATGTCTCGCGGTAGGCATAGGTATTGATCAGCAGCCGTTCGATATGGGCGGGCTGCAGGGTTTTGCCGCTGCGGGCTTCATAATCGGCGATGGTTTGAGCCAAGATTTCGGACAGATCGTCCGAAACCACTTTGACGTCCTCGCGTTTTAGCTTGTTCAAGTCCATGCCGCCTGCTCCAATCTGATGTCTGTGCTATAAATCTCGCCCGCCGCCTCATCGGCGATGCGCCAGTAAACCGTCATGGTCAGATGAGGCGCAGCGCCGCCGAAAATAATGTCTTCGACTACTACCCGCTTCTCCCACGTCTGTATGGCCAGCACGGTTTCGCGCACGATATTGGGGACAAACACGTCTTCCGGCGTGTCCAGCCATTTGTAATGGTCGGAGCCGAAATCGGGACGGGTAACGTCCGCACCTTTGCGGGTCGATAAAATATTGCGGATACACTGATCGATGTCGTCCGCGCTTTCGGGCGCGAGCTGCCAGTGTTTCGAGATAGGCGCGGCGTAGAACATTAAAAAATCCCTGTATCGCTTATAGATACAGGGATTGTAGAGAAGGCCGTCTGAAACGCCTTTTAATGCGGTTTAATGATTTTTAGGCTCACCGGTTTGTCCGCCGGAATCGCCGTCATGGATGTGCTTGCCGATGTTGACGCCGTTGACGATGAGGTCGCCGGTGATGTTGACTGTACCATTGATATTTGCCGCCACGCCGCCGCCGTCATTGCCGGCTACCAAACCTGCGGTATAAGTCAACATCCCTTTTACTGTCGCATCGCCCGTGATTTCCGTCTCCGGCGATTGGATGTCTACTTTTTTCGCCGCTTTGATTCGGACTTTACCCGGCGTCTCAACGACCACCTCGCCGCTGCCCCGGTCGTGCGAGATGACCGTGCCGTTGGTAAACCGCTTGACCCATTTGTTTTGGTCGGATACCGGCGGCTTGTCGGCGGCATTGTAAATCGCGCCGATGACGCAGCCGTTTTCGCCGCGCGCGTCTAGCAGGCAGACAACCAGTTCGCCCACATCGGGGAGGCTGTAAAAACGGTTGCCGCCCGCCGCCGGTGTCACCATCGGCAGCCAATCGGTTTCCATGTCGTCGAGTACGGGGATTCGGACGCGCAAACTGTGGGACGCCTCATCGACTGCCGACACAATGCCGAATTGCAACGTTGCCGTAAAATCATGGGTTTGCACTGTTTTCCTCCTCATCCGAGACATATTCCGTCATCTTGATTTCGATTTCCGTCGTATAGCCGCCGTGGCGCGAAAAGTCATGCCGCGACTGCTTGACCAGATATTTCCCCGAAAACTTGCCGAATCCTTTCAGCCGTACCATTTGACCTGCCGCCAACAGCGCATTGCCGACCAGTGTAACCGTGCCCGCGCATTGGTCGTCCTGCGCATCTGCCAATTTGGCATCTGCCCTGGCATTTAATTGCGCCGCGCTCTCACCCTTATTCGGCACGATACGCAATGTATCGCCCGTGCTGCCGTGTTTGGCTTTGCCGCGTCTTGATTTGCTGCTGCGGCTCGCCGACACGGTCTGTTTGGATTTCGGGTCATAGCCTTTGACATCTACTTTGGACGGCACACCCTTAATCAAATCGCGCAGGCGGATACGGATGATGTCCTCGGGTAATAATACGGCAACGGCAGGACGCTGTTTTAGTTCGGCGTTATCGGCAAATACCAGTTTGTTGCCGACGATTTTAAAGCTGTGGCCGTACTCCTTCGCCAAACGTGCCAAAAACTCAATATCTCGTTCCTGATACTGCGTCACACGTTTGATGGGGATGTTTTTGACCGTACCCGTTACTTCCAGCTTCAGACGGCATGCCACCTGACGGACAATGGCGGCCAGGGTCGTGTTTTCATACGCCTTGCCGCGCAAAGTGCGGCTGGACTTGGTAATCCCGGTCGATAAGGCCTTCAGGCTGACAGTTGACGGCGGATGGTTGTATTCAATCTCGGCAATCTCAAATTTGCCGAAAGAGACTAGCCCGGTAAATTGGTCGCCCAAGCTCAAAGACAAAGCATCGCCCTGTTCGGGATACCAATTACGCAGCCAGCGGCCGTCCGTATCCTCAAACTCAACCTGCAATTCGTCCGACTGCCCCTCAAGGTAATCGGTATAGCTGCACGAAATCAGATACGGCGCGACGTCTGCCGTTATATCCTTATCTTCGTAAGACAGGACAAAATCGGGCATGGTAACCGGATGGGTACTGCCGCCGCCGTCAAGGCCTTTTGATTTTAAAAACGCACCTAACGCATCCACGGCGGCAACTCCTCTTGGTTGTTCTTCGGTTTGGTTTCGAGCACGGGGACAAAGACCGTCAGACCGCCCGTAAACTCCTCCGCCAAAGGCAAGTGCGGATTGGCGGCAATCAGACTGTCAATCAACAGCGCGTTGCCGTAATGCTTGTGCGCAATCAAATCCCATCGGTCGCCGTCTTGGGTGGTGTAGCGTATGACCGCACTCATCATTTATCCTTTCTTGCCGCAAGATAGCCGGTCAAAGCCTGGGCGGCGGCAGAGCCGTTTGCCAGCGCATCCGATGCTTCGGCTACGCCGTTTTCCACCGCATCCAACCAACTTCCTACCGAACCGCCCTCATAACCTGCCCGTAATGCGCCGACGGCTCCGCCCAGCCGGTTGGCCGCTTGTCCGGCCTGTGCCGCAAATTCTGCCGCGCCTTTCAGGTCGCCGAAAACCGCCGTTACTTCCGGCAAGGTATTGAGCCTTCCTAAAGTGCTGCCACCGACATTGAGTGCGTCCCCCAACAGGTTTAATGTCCCTGACGGGTCGTTTTTCAAATCTTTGGCCGCGCGTATCAGGTTTTGCATATCGGCTATGCCCGATTCCGCAGCGCGGTAAACCTTGATGCCTTTTTCGACCGCCCTCACTACATCCGATGCCTGAGCCCGAACGCTCTCCGGTAATAAGGACAGGAGCGGATTTTGCCTGCCCGACTTGACTGCGGGCGTAGACAGGGGATTATTCGGGTCGCCGACAAACTGGGTCAGCTCCACATCCAATTCCCGCGCCGCCGTCCGACCTTGCGCGTCCTGAATCAACGTGCGCTCCGTCAGCCGCTCAAGCACAAACCATCCGACAAAACGGCCGCTGCCATAAACCAAAGACACCGCCTGCTGCGCCTCCAAAGCCGACAGCAGCCCCTTATAAGCCGTGTCGGGATTACCCAGCCGCCAATGCAGCTTGAGCGAAAAACGCAGCGTCGTCAGCTCGTTTTGTAAGGCCTGCAGCCGCGGTCGGCCTTTTAAGACCTCATGTTTGGCAAAGTTTGCCGAATGTTCTACCTCAAGCGATGTGAAGCTGTTTAAAAGCTCAAATCGCACATCACCCAACATCGCATACATCAATAAGCCCTCCGTGCTTTGTCGTCCATCATGCGGCGGAACATTGCTTCGAATTCACGCAAGCCCATCTGCAGCGCAGCCTCAATTTGCTGAGAATTACCGCCCGGCACATTGACGGTAGGGTTGTAATTGATGGTCATCCCACCCGCCGCCTGAGTATTGCGTGCAGACGCAAATGCCTCGCCGCCCGCAGACAACCGTGCCGCCAGCGCGCCAATATGGTCGGCAAAACCGCTTTTCAGACGGCCTGCCGTATCGGCTACCGAGGCAATCGGACGCGCCGCGCCAGAGTCCAAACCGATTTGCAGGCCGTCCATCATCCATCCGCCAAATCGGCGGAAAACGCGGCTGGGCGAATGGATGCCCATCACGCCGGCAAATGTTTGTTTGAGCGATGCCGCCTTTCCGGCAAACCATGCCTTGACCGACTCGAATTTGGACTGCAACCCGTTCCACAGCCCTTGGATGATGTTTGCGCCAAACTGCGTGAAGCTGGACGGCAACTGCACGCCGAACCAAGACATAACAGAGGCAAACGACTGATAAAACAACCCTAATGGAGACCAGTTGATAATCTGCGCCGAGATATTGCCTATGCCGCTGCCGAAAAACGCCTTGATTCGCTCCCAGCAAGTACCGAAAAAAGACATGATTGTATTGGCTACGCCGCCGACAAAAACGCCCAGGTCTTGCCACAATGCTTTTGCACCGCCGACTACACCATCCCAGTTTTTATAAAGCATATAAGCGGCAACACCGATAAGCGGCAACACCGAGAAGTGCTAAAGCAATGCCGATAGGCGACATTAATAAGAATCTACCCAAACTCATCAAACCGCTACCCAACAGTGTCGCCGCCGTTTTTGCTAGACCGAAAATACGGGCCAGCACACCAATGCCTGATTTAAACCTGATAACAGTGGCAAGCCAGTCAACACCTAGCAAGGCTTTTGCAAGCTTGAACGACACCATCAACCCGGACAACTCATTCCCGATAAAGCGGAACATAAGCCCACCAGCCTTCAATGCGGCAAACCCTGCCGCAAGATGTACGAAGGCGGATACAATTTCGGGATTTTTTGATGCCCAATCTGCAAAACTGTTCATGATTGGGCGGATGGTCGTCATCAGCTGATTGAGCGCGGGCAACAATACGCTGCCCGCTGTGATACCGACTTCCGTCAAACTATTTTTAAAGATTTGCCAGTTGTTTGCCGTCGTGGCGGCGCGGGCGGCAAACTCTTTATCCATACTTCCGACAAATGCAGGTTTACCGTCTTTTGAGGTTTTTTTGAGTTCGTCGATTGATTTCTTATAGGTTTCCAACCCGCTAACCAATACTGCGACATCATCGGCATATTCCAAACCGAACAAATCGACCAGTGCACCCATTTGGTTTTCTTTCGGCAGTTTTCCAACCTGCTTCAGAAAATTCATCAATGCCTGTTCTCCGTTTTCGGAAATTGCCTTCTTAAGCGTCTTGGATTCCAAACCCATATTTTTCAGGGCTTTTTGGAATTTCGCGCCCTGCTTGTCCGCAGTCATCAGTTTGGTCAGCATCCCGTTGATTGCCGTACCGGCGATTTCAGGCGTTTTGCCCAAGCTGATAAACGCATTGGACAATGATGCCGTCTGAATCTCAGTTAACCCGAACTGTTTAGCGACACCGCCCACCCGACCGAGCGTATTGATAATATCGCCCGCCTTGGCAGGGCTTGAGTTGGACGAATGATTGACTGCATCGCCCAGTTTGCCGATTTGACTGATTGGTATTTGATAGACATTGGCAAGTTTTGCCATACTGTCCCCCGCCTGTTCGGCAGACATATCGAACGCTACCGACATTTTGGCGATGGTCTCTGTGAATTTAGGCAGGTCTTTGCGCGCTACACCTAGCTGGCCGCCTGATGCAGTGATTTTTGCCAGCTCTGTCCCTGCCATAGGGATAGAGCGTGTCAGGCGCAAGATGTCTTGCTCCATTTCCTTAAACTGCTTGGGCGTATCAAAATCAACGACCTTTTTGACATCTGCCATTGCCGATTCAAATTCGACCGCCAGTTTTACCGGGAAGGCCACCCCGGCTACAGCACCGGCCACTCCCCAAAATTCATCTTTGATCGCGCGGCGGCGGTCGTAATGAGCCTGCTTCTGCTGCTGCAAACCGGCAACAAGGCTGCGTTTGCGGTTAATTTTGGCGATAGTCTCACCAAGCCGGACATATTCCCGCCTAAGCTCGCCAACCCGTTCCCGGCTCATCCGCAGGGGATTTTGCAACGTTTCTCCAAGCAGGTTTTGCCGTGCCGCCAGACCTTTGACTGTTTTATCCAAAACATCCAAAGACGACTTGACTGATTTGATACCGGCAACTGCACCGGCAGCCGATGCGCCGATAGTAATGCCTAAAGAAAAACCGCTTGCCATATGTCTGCCTGCAATTTAGAATTTGTTCAAGAAAAGAAAGGGGTTGCCATGTATATCGACAGCAAATATGAAACCGTGTTCGACCGCGTCAGCGACCTGGCGGCAAAAGGTCTGTTTGCCGTTTATATGCTGGTCATTACTTGGGCTGTGATAAGCAATACGCCTGCCGATCTTGCCGTTATATTGCCCGTCCTGCTGCTGGCATGGTTTTTCGGGGCGGCAGGCTGGCTGCTCGTCGGATTTATTCCGACATTGATTGTCGGCGTACTGGCCGGCGGTTTATCGGCTTTAATAATATTTATTAAAGACAAAATCCAAAACCGTACCGCGAACGGCACGGCTCTGAAATTCTAAATCCCGCCCCTCCGATAACCCGCCTTCATTTGGCGGGTTGCTTCTTTCTGCCAGTCTTCAAATTCGTCCAATGGCAGCGCGTAAACCTCGGTCACGCTCCAACCGAACCACCATGCCAAATCAGCAGCGGCAGACAGCAACTGCCGCTGCGCTTCGGCCTTTGAAAGAGGAGGACTATTTGTCTTGGTCGGATTCCGTGAAGCGGCGAAACGTTTCCTGCAACTGTTTCCAATCCGCCAAATCCAAACAATCCAAGTCTTCGGGAATCATGCCTGTCATGCGGGCAAACAGGGCCAGTTCTTGCTCCGCCTCATTCGTCAGATGCGAGACGGCGCGCAAATTACCCACGCACAAGCGGCGAAGCGTTACCTGTTCCAACATCTGACCCGTCGCCAGCCGTACCGGATATTTCAGTTTCACAACGGTATTGACACCCAAATCCGCCTGCATCTGTTTTGCTTCGTTCATTTCGTTCTCCAAAAATAAAAAAATCACCGTATCGGTAAAGATACGGTGATTGTGTCAAATGCCGTCTGAAACGGCTTTTAAGACGGTTTAAAGCTTATGCGCCGATGTTTTTACGCATTTGGTTCAAAACGTCCTGACCGTCCACGCGGTAGATGTTTTTGAACGCGTTGTAGTACAGCACTTCGCGACCACCGACGACTTGGCGGACTTCTGTCGCCTGGAAGGTGGAGCTGAATTCCGCCTTTTCCTTCGGCTTATAGCCGCCCAGGGCGTTTTTGGAAAACATTGCCGTTACCGTGGTTACGATGGGGACTTCTTCCGCCAAACCCGACGCGTTGAAGGTTTGCAGGTTGCCGCGCACCATCAGTTGCACAGCTTTAAACGGGTTGGATGCCTTCTTGGCCACCTCGGGATAAAAGCTGTTCCAAGTAACTTCACCTTCCAGGGCTTCTACGCCGTTGGGCAGTTTGATGGTACCGACCATACCCAAACCGGTATGGTCGTCCTGCCCAAACTCAAACTCGGGCAGTTTGAACTCGGATGCGTTACCCAACAGGCTGTTGCCGTCGATATAGACGTTGGCATTGTAGATTGCATTGATTGCGCTCATCTTGTTTCCTTTCTTTTTTCAGACGGCATTAGGACGCAGAAACCAGATTGGCCAGGTATTTGCGGGTCATCACGCTGGTATTGGTCAGACGCTCGGCAGGCAGCTTGGGTGTGTAGTCGTACACAATCGGCACTTGGCCTTTGCTGAACGCATCCGGCAGGTCGTAGTCATAGTCCAAACCGACCGAGAAGCCTGTGATGGAGCGCAGCGTGCCCAAATAGGTGCGTACCGTTTCAATCAGGCTGTCGATTAAGGCATCGTCAATCGGGCGGTCGACGTATTGCAGTTCGGCGCGGCGGATGGACTCGTCGATGATGTCGCCGGTGCGTTGCGCCACTTCAAAGTTTTTGATGTGCGAAACCGCCGGGAAGCAGGCAAGGCGGTTGCCCCACATCCGATAGCCTGTACCGTAGCTGTTGAATACGGTGGTAATGCCTTTTTCGTTCAGCCGGTTGGTTTCTGACTGAGGGTCGTCCGTGCGGGCGGTCAGTCCGATTTCCACGCCGGTCACGCCCAAGAGTTCGCGGTTGGAGATGCTGTACCAGTAGCCCTGTTCTACATCGGTTTTCATACGCAGGCCGGCGGCATGGACAGCGAGACTTTCCAGACCCAAGAGCCCGATGACGTAGGGATAGAAGAGCTGACAGCGGTCGGACGAAGTTTGGAAATTGATGCTGCCCAACGGCCCGCGTCCTTCCAAAGCCTTGCCCAAGCCTGTGCCTTTCGGTGCGGCGGCATAGGAGATGGCTTTCAATTTGCCGGCAATGATTTCCATTGCCGCGCGAACTCCGGCACTGCCGTCATACTCGGGGGCGATGATGATTTTCGCGTCCGCGCCTTGGCGGTTGAAGCCTTCGGTCAAGAGTTCCAAACCGGTGCGTTTTCCTGTTGCTGCCACATATGCACCGATAATGTCAGCTTCGGTCACTTTCGTCGGGTCGGTATAGGTGTAGCTGATTTCCGGGGCGGACGGTTTGGTTTTGAACACAATTTCGCCCGTCAGCGTATTAATGGTGTAGTGCGTGTTTTCGGTCAGTGGGCTGTTACCGTCTGAAACCGCGTAGCCGCTTTGCAGGGCAGGCTTGGCGGTTTGGGCTGTCAAAGTGTCAGGATCAACCGTCAATACTTCGTTGCTGACGCTTGTCTTATGTTTGGCGGGGTCGCAGACGTTGACAACATAAGCAACGCTGCTGCCGTAGCGCGTCCAAATGTGTGCGGCATCGGGCAGGGTAAAACCCTTTCCGGTCAGCTCGCCGCCGAATGGGGCAAAGTCTTTTTTCGTTTGGCACACCGTCAGCTCGTTGACCGCGCCGACCGGCGCAGTGCCGACGATGGCGGTAATTGCGCCGTCAACGGTATAGACGGGATTGGAGCCGCCGTCGATGCGGATGGTCTCCGTGCCGTGATGGTAGGCTGCTGCCATGATGGATACTCCTATTTTTTAGGTTTTAAATCGGGGTTGAGGTCTTGGTTGGGACGGCGGTAGTGGGCAGCGATGAAGAGCGGGCGTTTTTCTTCACGGCAGACTTCAACCTGCTGAGTCTCAGTTTGCAAGACAAGCTGATACTGCCATGCACCCGCGTCTTCGTTCAAAAACTCCTCGCTGACAAGGTGGCAGGGCCGGCAGTTCGGCGGCACAAAACCAACCATAGCAAGACGTGTCTCATCTAAAATCGCCAGCGTGCCGTCATCCGCATTAAGGCTGCTGCCGAAAACGGTCAACACCAACCTGACATCGCGCTGCTGGGCAATGCGCCCGAGCTGCTCGATTTCGCCAAATTTACTGCCGCCGTAGCCGACCAAGATTGCTCCGGCGGGATGGATAAATTGGTATTCGGACGGACGCTCGGGGAAAGCCTCAACGCTGACCCACGGGATAGCGGTCTGCAAATGTCCTACTACCGCATCAATAATCGGACGTGTCGCGCTCATCGTATTTCCTTTTCGGTTGAAGCCCCGCCCCTTAGGGCGGTAGAATCAGACTTTATTTGGGAGGGGCGTAACCCTTTCCGAATCAGGGCAACACATAGGGCGGTGCTTTATGTGTCGTCCTGTGTGTTGAAACATCAGTAGCCTCCCAAATCCATTTTGTCGCGCGCTCGGACGTGATACGCGCCCGGCTCGGGTTGCGGCGGCTTGTCCGATGCGGCGATGCCGATGTGGATTTTGCCGTCGCGGATGGCTTCCAGCGTCTTAATGGTTGCGTTGTAGGCGGTTTCCAGCGGTTTCGGAAAGTCGGCGCGGTTGATGCGGCGGCTGTGCAAAAAATGGCGGGCGATGTTGATGCACAAAGGCTCCAACACCGTCGGCGTGTCCTTCAGCGGCAGCACATATCTGCCGCGCAGGTATCCGTCCACCAAACCGCAGGCATAACGCACTGCCGCATCAATGACCTGAGCGTCGGGTTCTGTCCCGCGCGCATTGTCGTTGGTCAGTTGCACCAACTCCATTTGGCCCATCGCAGCCGTCAAATCATCCGCGCCGATATACATGGCTTACTCCGCCCCTTCGGCTGCTGCCGATTTTTTACCGCGTTTCGGCTTTTCAACTTCGCCCGTAGGGGCATTGCCTGTATCATCTGACGGCGTATCTTCGGACGGCGGGGTGTCATTTTGTTGCGCATCCGGCTCTTCGCCGGTTGTCAGTGTCGGGGTAACGTGTGCCGCAACCGATTCGTACTGTTCGGCAGTCAGGCTGACGGTTGCGCCCGCTTCGACGCGGTATTCGTTGCCCGACGCATCCGTCAGAATCAGCGGCGTATTGGCAATACAGATTTTCATGATTCAGCCTTTCAAAAATACTTGGACGATTTCGCCCGCAGCCGTTGCCGCCGAGCGCGCGGTACCGGCAATCTTGGCATTACCTACCGCTTTGACCGCCGCGCCTTGCGCGTCGGCTGCCACCTCGTCGCCGACGGCAACCGTGCCGCCTGCCTCGACCAGTGCGATACCCAAGGCATCGACCGCCAGCGTATCGCCCGCATCCGCATCAAAAGTAGCAGTACCCAGCACTTTCACACCAGCGGCTGCCTGTTTGCCTGCAAAATCCACAAAGCGGTTTTTGACCACCTTGCCGGTTGTTTTGACCGTGGTTACCAAGACCACTTGTTTCGTTTGTGCCATATTTTCTCTCCGCAGGCCGTCTGAAGCCTTTCAGACGGCGTTTTACCGATTACGCAACCGCGTTTTCAAACAAGAAACCGCATGCACCGCCGACCACCGCCGCTTTGCGGATGTCGGTATAGCGCGCGTATTCCACCTTGCCGCCGACCTCTTCGTAGCGGTCGACTACCGGCATACCGCGACGGCGGAAGGTATAACCGAAGCTCGGCTCACCCTCGTCATTGCCACCGGAAGCCGTATGCGGACGCACAATCAGGCTGGCGAATTTGCCCCAAATATCTTGGGCGGCCTTATTGGCGGCAGGTGTAGATACCGCCTCGCCGACGATGATGTCGTCCAGCTCCAGCAGATTTTTCAGCTGCTCGACCGTGAGCAGGGACTTGCGTTCGTTTGCACCCAGTGCGCCGATGAGCTTCTCGTGGCGTTTCAATGCCGCCAACACGCTTGCACCGACTACCAGCACCGACGGGCGTACACCGCAGCCTGCGCGCACAGTCTCGCGGGCGGTTTCGATGTCTGCCAACGGATCAGAGTTTTTATCGCTCCATTTTTGGGTGGCGGCCAAGTCTTTGCTGAAACCGGACTGATAAGCCGATTTGTTTTGCAGGAGTGCGGCAGTTTCGATTTCTTGACGCAGCTGCACGCCCTTGACCGAGCGGCGTGTTGCCTTGGCGCGCTCGTCGTACATCGATTCCGCTTGTTCGCGGTAATCCACACCGGCGGCCAAATCATGCTCTTCCAACACGACCGGCATAAAGCTTGGCGAGTCCAGCGTAATCACATTCGATGCCGCACCGACTGCACGTTCGGTCTGATACTCGACAAACGAACCCTTGCCGAACACCGGCACACGCACGCCTTCTTTTTCAGTAAACACCACCGGGAAGATTTTCTCGGCAATAAAATCCGCCTGCTTGTAGCCTAGTGCGAGATTGGTCAAAACCGGATCAAGCCGGCCGCGCAGACCGCGCAAATGAGATGCACTCATGTTTTATCCTTTTTTAGGACAAATGCGACAACGTCGTCGCATTTGACGGGTTGATGATTAAGCAATAGTACGGCGGGCAGCCTCTTCGTAAGGGATGCCTTCCTTCGCCGCCAATGCCGATGCACGTTGGTGATGGCTCAAGGCTTCCGGATCCGCCGCTTCGGCAAAGTCTGCCGCCAATCCCGACGGCGTTTCACCTTTCGCCATCTCACCGCCCTGAATCTGCCTGGGCAGCACGGCGGTAAAAAATGCACGCAGTGCGGCAGACAAAGGCTGCTTCTTACTGCCTTCGCCGAAGTCGGCGGTTACGTCGTCAGGGTATTCGGCAAAATCCAAAACCTTGACGACCAAATCCTTGTCGGCAGGTTTCAGACGGCCTGCCTTGACCAAGCCTTCGGCAAATTCGGCATTCTGCTCGTGCGCACCATCGCGCAGGGCGGTATGCTGCTCGTCTTGCAGTTTTTTCAATTCCGCCTGCGATTCGGCAGCCTTCTTCTCGGCAGCTTCGCGGGCGGCCTTTTCTGCTGCAAGTTCTTGTTCCAGCGACATAGGGATCTCCTTGTTTTCATGGTTTTCCGGGGGTGGGGGTGATTCGGTAAATTCGGCAGGTTTCAAACCCGCCATCTTGAGCAGGCGGCGCAGCAGTCCGATTTCCTGCGGTTCTTCGGCAAACTCGACATAAACTTCGCCTTCGGCAAAACTGACGGGGGACAAACCCTTGACTGCGGGCGGTTGCGCGCCCAAAAAGCCCACATGGCGCAGCGTCCAAACGCCTGGTTTGGGATTGTTCAGGCTGGTCGGCGGGTAAAAACTCGCCGACACTTTTTTATATCGTCCGGCTTTAACCAAATCCGCAAAGCCTTCATCGACTTGGTCAAAGTCCGCCGTCAGTACGCCGTTCTCAGCTTTCAGTCCGCTGACCCAGCCGTAAGCCGGCGCGTCCGCCTTCGGGTGGCCGACCACAATAGGAGCCTCATGCACCTTCGGATCGTAGGCTTGCGCGGCGGCGGCAAGGTCGGCGTGCGTAATCGTTACCGTATTGCCGTTTGCATCGGTGCGCGTCCCTGCGCGGAAAATTTCATAGGACATAAAAAAACCTCATCAGATGGATGAGGTTATTGTGGCAAATGCCGTCTGAAACGGCTTTTAATCGGGTTTAAAACTTATTTCGGCAGATGTTTGCCGGAGGCAGTAAAAAACCGCCCCGAGGCGGGGCGGTACAGGCTAGATAAGGGAGAATAAAATCTTGAATATGCAGAGATAGGGAAGAACCCACAACCACCGCTGCCGGCGGCAGAAGAACCACATACCGAATAATGCCGTACAAAGTATCAAAACAACAAACCTGTCTCCCATAATGAGTGTTCGGACAATCTCTTTGTCCGCCGATACCCAATAGGCGGTAAACGGCAGGCAGTACAGGTAGGCATGCCATTTGCGGTTTACTGTCAACCTGTTCGCAAGCAGTTGGATCAGTTGGATAAATTCCATGATTCTCTCCGGCATATTGCGTTTAAATGCCCATCAAAGCCATTTCGAGGCGGCTTCTCCAGTTCAAAGCCGCTGTAACGATGCAACTGCGGTAACGTTTATTAGTTCGTGCAATTTCCACCAATTGCGTAACGGCGGCGTAGGCAGCCTCCCCAATCCATTCCAATACTGTGCCCAACGATTCGGGGCTCTTGGCGTAAAAAGTTTGGAATATTGCATCGGGTACGGTCATACCGATCGAACAGCGGATAATCGCCGCCAGCATCTCATCACAAATACCGGCAACTTCAGGCGTAATATCGTCCGCATCGGCACGGACGGCACCATTGTACACGCTATGGATAAAAACGGCATACAGTTGTTTTTCTTCTGTTGATAAAGACATATAGATTCCTTTCGAGGTCATACTGCCATATCGGCAGCAGGATCATCATGAATCTTTATCCATCCATAATCTTTTAATCGTGGCTAATAAAAAATACGCCAAATTTGCGTTTTTAGCGCGTTTCGGCTTCGGGGCAGGCAAACCCCCGTCCGCGAAGAGAAACGCAATATAAAATCGGTCAGGGCTAAACCTGACCGATGTTTTAATTATGCGGTGTGCTTACGAAAACAAATCTGCCTGTTTTTTCGCCCGCTCTGCCATTCCAACCTCCTTGACGATGCGGTAAACGTGCTGTACGGTCAGACCGTATTTTCGGGCGAGGCCTGCATGATTCTTACCGTCAAACTCCTTGTAAATTTGCATATCCCGCTCCGATACCCTGCCCAAAAGGTTTTTCGGGAAATAAATCAACTGCCCGCCCCAGTTGCTGGTCAGATGATGGGACAGCTTTTTAGATACTTCGACCGCCTGCTGCCGCTCCATCAGTAATACCGACATCAAGCAGGCGACTGCCTGGTCTTCCAAGTCCGCCACCAGCTCAGGCACTCTTTCGTCCGCCATTTTCCACCCTCACTTTCCACTTCTTCAAATGCTCGATGACCCGTATCGCGTCATCAGTTCCTAACCATCCATGATAATCTATGCCCGTCATGCGTTTGACAAATCTAGCCAGGCTCAATTCAGACGGGCTTCGCACCGCGCCCAAACGGTGCAGCTCCAACCAAAGCGCACGTATCTTTTTGACCTGCGCCTCCATCATGCGGTTGGGCATATGCACCGGCAAATCAGGCTTACTTGATGTCGCCTGCGCCTTAGTGGCAACCACAAAACCCCGCATCTTCATCGCCCGTACGGCAAGCTCCAGCTCCTCGACCGATAACTTGGTACTGCTCGTCTTGCCGCATGAAAGATTGGCGAGCAGCGCGCGGTATTCGCCGTCGTCCATCATCAACTGGGTTTTGGCTACATGGATGAGCCGTATCAACCGCTGTTTTTTCTGAGTACGGGTTTCCATTTCCAGCCCCCTAAGAACCTCAAAAAAGTGAAACGTTGTTTCACTTTTTTCATTAAAATCAATGAATAATATTATTCTAGCCTGAATTGAACCACTTGGCAAACATACGGAGCGGATAGAAAAAGGCCGCCTGAAACATTTTAGACGGCCTGTTTTAAAGAATGGTTTGTTTATCTGTTTACCGCTTCTTTCAAAGGTTTTCCGGCACGGAATTTAGGCGTTTTGGTGGCGGCAATCGTCAACGGCTCGCCGGTCTTCGGGTTACGGCCTTTGCGCTCGGCGGATTGGGCGACGTAAAACGTGCCGAATCCGACCAATGCGACCTCACCGCCTTTAGCCAGTTCCTGTTTGATTGCACCGATGACGGCATCCACCACTTTTGCCGTTTGAGCCTGGCTCAAGTTTGTTTCAGCAACAACAGCTTGTACTAATTCGGATTTATTCACTTTTTGACTCCTATTTAGATTTAAATGCGGCAGACCGTGCCGCGCGGTTTATTGGATATTGGCTAACTCCGGCTCTTTGCCGGTTACCTGTCGAATTTCACTCTTGAGGACAGCTAGGCAGATAAGACCTGCATTTTGGGCGATGCTGCCACCGTCTTCTTCATCCTGCGGCATCGGTTCGTCTGAAGTCAGCTTGACAAACAGGCCGCCCGGCTGATCGCTGATGAGGATGTTTACCGTCGCCATGTTCACACCTTCGCCACATCCAAATTCATCAACTGATACTCCCCATCCTCGCCGCGCCGGTACACCCGCACAAACGGTTTACTGATATGCACCTGCAAACTGTCGGAGAGCGCATCCATCGCCCGTTGCCATTTTTCATCCGTGATTTGCAGGCGTCGCAGGCCGAGGACGCGGGCGGTGCTGATATTGCCTTCTTTGTCCACCTGGAAAGCCGCGTTAATCAGCGTTTTCAATTCCGTTCGGCTGCCTTCCGTCCATTCGTTGATGCACTCGTCAATCAGGGCTTTGGCGGCAATCAATCCCTCGTCAAATACCAGCGTGTCCTGCATGGCAAGGTTGACGCGGTACGCGCCGTCGAAGCTGTGCAGGCTGATATTGCTTTTCTTGCCACCGACAGATACGTCATAGCGGTCGGCACTCAACTGTACAAACGCTGCGATATCGTCCATCGCCCCGCGTTTGAACGCAATGAGATTATTCTGCACCGCCTGCGCCCTGCCGACAATCTCATTGACCAGCTCGTCGCGCAAGAGGTCGATTTCGCGGATGTTTTCCACCGCCACCAGATTGCCTTTTGCGTCCCTGCGGTATCGGTCCATATCCAAATCGTTCATATTTTTTCCTTTTTCCATTCGTTGTAAATCTTTAAACACTCATCCACCGACCGATGCCCCGGCCCGTGTATCCAATCCCTGTTCATGCAGGGTGCGTTTTTCAATCTGCCGACCATCTTTTTCAGTTCTGCCGATTGCGTCTTGCCGTATTCCGTCGGACGGTGCTTCTTTTCCAGCCTCGGCACCATCCTGATTTCGGGCGGCGGCAGGTGTTTGATAAGGTCGGCAGGGTTTGGCCACTCTGACGAGGATGCCGCGATATCCCTAAAGGCTGCCTGTATCCTGATTTCATCCTGTTCCGGTTGCCACGACCATCCGCTCAGTATGCCCAACCAAAGTTCGGCGACTGCCGTCAAATCCGCCGAAGCGGGGCGGCCTTTGAGGTTCAGGGCGGCGAGCATCATAAAACCCTGCGCGATTGCTTTTTTCAGCCAGTTATTGTTCACCTCCATTTGACCACTCCATCAAACCGCCCAACCCGCTCCTCAATTTGGTGCTTGCCACCTCTCTCGTAGGAGAGGGTTGGGGAGAGGGCAAAACCGCCGTTCCCGCTGTCTTTTCAGGCGACCAAAACGTGATGTTTTCCAACAAATAACCGTGGCTGGTCAGCGGCGGTGTCAGTTTTCCCGCATCCCGTGCCTCAAGGCATCGCGTTGCCGCCCAAATCCAAGCCTCGCGCGGGGCCGGGTACGTTTTGCGGTTACGCACGATTTCTCCCTCCCGTATCATCGGCGCAATCTCACCGATGAGCTTTGAAACTCGGTTAAAACTTAAATCCTTTTCAGCGGGGCGAAACAGCGTCAGATACCGCAATACCGCCTTAAAAAGGTCGTCTGAAATGCCGGTCAGGGCAATCAGTGCTTCGCGGGCATCGTCATGGGCGATTAATACATCCAAGCTCATCACCGCGCCGCAGGTGGGGCAGCGTACCTTCATTGACTTCGCTCCGTCCAAAACTGTTGCGCCCATACCGCATCTGTTTGACGCGTATCCGTCGCCTTCCAGTATTTGCTATCTAAAATTTCAGGTGCTTTAGGCCATTCGCCGCGCCATCCGGTTTGCGATTCGTATCCGGCAAACGGCGCAGAGGGCTGTTTGGATTTGGGCGGGGTGTGCCTGCCGCCCTGACTTTGCCAACATTTGGCGCACACATCAGAGCGCACGCGTACACATTTTGTCGCATCAAAACGCCGGGCAAACGCCGCTTCCGGCTTGTTTTGTCCGCAAATCTTGCATTTTTTCAGCTTGGTAAGCGTTTTTTGGTTCACTTTCCGTCTCCTTTTAGGATGGCTTTTGCGCCGTATTTCGCCCTAATTTCGGCGATTGCCCGTTTCAGTGCTAGTTTGCGTATCCGTTTCGGGGGTCGTTTACGGTTCATACACCACCCCCCGCATCCGCTCCTCGTCACTCATGCGTTCGTATATGCCTTCAAACCGTGCCGACTCCTCGTCTGCCGCACGCCGCATTGCCTCCATCTTGGACGGCTCCGCCGCTTTGAGCGCAGGCTCGGGCGCGCAGGTATGCAGTGCCAACACCGCCACTACCCACCAGATGCCCGTCAGCAGCCCCACCGTAACCCACCGCCAAAACGCCGCGCTGCACCACGCCGGCAGCGCGTGCCTTTTTAAAACTTGCATTTCGGATTTCCTTATAAATCAAACAGTTATTAAAATAAAAGGGTAAAAAATATATAGCCGTATCAAGGGCTTGTATTTTTCAAACCACAATCGGACACACAGTTTTCATCGGTACTGTCCCTTGTCGTATTCGTTTATCTGCACGGGCGGATGCCGCCGGCAGGGTTCTGCCCTTACCGCCTGCACCACAATGACGATGGAGAGCAATACGATGACAACAGCCGGTCCAATTTTGTTTCTTTTCATCTCACACCCCCCGCACCATATCGCCGTCAACCATCTCAAAACCAAGCTCCGCCGCCTGATTCATCGCTGCCGCCACCAAGTTGTTGACCGCCAGCGGATAGAGCAGGCTGTTGGTTTCCAATCCTTTGCTCGTGCGGCTTTTGACTGTCAGACGCTCGGCAACCGCATCAATCGCGCTTTGGTCTAAAATCTTCGCCATGTCCGCATTGACGCGGGCAAATTTGTGCTTGAGGTAGCCTTCGAGCTTGCCGTCGGTCAGCGGCAGGAGCGTCACCACTTCGCAGCGTTGCACCACCTCGCGCACCGCAGGATTGTTTTCGCTGAGTTTTTGCGCCAACTCCGTCTGACCGATTAAGACAATCCCGAGCAGGCGTTCAAACCCGTTTTTCAGCTCAAAAAAGCGTTTCAGGTGTTTCAGGGTCGGCAGCGGCAGACCGTGCGCCTCCTCAATCAAGAGCAGGTGTTTGTTGCCTGCTTTCGCGCTTTCCGACAATGCGCGGTGGATTTGTCTAAAACGTGCTTCCGGGCTGCGTTTCGGGCCGGTCCCGGGCGATACCGCCTCCAAAACGGCCTCGGCAATATGTACCGCCTTAAGCGTTTTTCCTTTTTGGTCGTTGTCCTCCATCGCCAAGACATAAGGCTCGATCAGGATAATTTGTCTGCCTTCGCGGTTGATGCGGTCTTGCAGGTCTTCGCGCAGTGTGGATTTACCCGCGCCGCTTTCGCCGACCACCGCCACAAAACCGCCGTGGCAGGCCGTCTGAAACATTGCCTCGCGCACATAGCGCACATCCGATGTCATATACACATCGTCCGCAGACTGGATTTCGTCGTTAAACGGATCGCGGAATAGGCTAAAATGTTGTTTTGCCGCTTGGTTTAAAGTTGCTTTTCGTAGTAACATCTCATTGTCCTTGTCTTCGTCAGTTGCTTGGGCAGGTGCGGCTTCCGGCTCGTTTCTCAGGCTCGCCGGGATTTCCGCACCATTCGTTTCAAAAAATTGTTTCAATTTCCTTCGCAGCTCGGCTGCGTTTTTTTTCGGCCATTGCCCGTGATTGACCACCGCCACCAGCATCGGCTTGCTGCATCCGATTTCGGCGGCGGCCGCCGCATAGGATTTGCCGATTTTCTGAAAACTCTGTTTCATCGCGTTCTCCTAACCGGTTTTCAAAAGTTTCAGACGGCATCTTGTCCGGATGCGTTCAAACGCCTCTTCCAGCCTGCCCTCGGTCACATCGTCGGGGTAGTATTTGAGGATGACCGACACTGCCTGTTTCCAGTCGCCGCCGTCTGCCTCGACGCGGGGTTTTAAGCGTTTGGCGATTTCAACCTTGCTCAATACCTGCTCCGAGACCTCCATCCGGTTGTACGCCATCTGCTGTCCCTGTTTGGGCATAAAGAGCGTATTGCGCGCGGCGAGCGTATCTTCCTGATGCTTGTACGGGTCGATTTCACCGCCAAATGGAACTGCCTTGCCTTTGCGTTTGGCGGCTGCCGCCTCCAGCGTTTCCGCACCCATCGCCAGCTTGTCCAGCTCTTTGCGATGCTGCTGCGCGTCCGTATCGGCAGGGGCTTTGTATTCCGCCCCGATGACTGCCGCATCGGCTCTGAAGCCCATCTCGTCAAATACCACTTCGGGGACGGATACCCAAACCTCGTTACCCTCCGCGTCATAAGTGGCGACCCTCGCGCCGTTTACCTCCCAAGGATTCTTACCAACCAAAACCTTCTGACCGACCAAAATCCCCTTGATGCCTTTCACGCCATATACCCGCCCGCCGAAACGGATTTCCAAATCCGCCGAGACTTTCGCCTCTTTCGGCGCGCTGATGGCAAGCTCTCGGCAATACTCCGCAGGCGGCGGCAGGATGAGCTGTTCGGGTTTGATTTTGTTCCACGCCTGATAACGGGTCATGCCGTGGCGGCTGTGCTTTTGCGTACCGTTGTAGTAACGCATCCAGCGTTCCGATAAAGCATTGAGCTGTTCGATGTCGTGTACCTCGGTAAAGCGCAGTCCGCTCTCAAATGCCGTCTCGACAATATCGTTGGCTTTCTCGACTTGTCCCTTGGCACGCGGATTGCCCGGCTTGTTGATTTGCACGTGCACATCCAACGACTTGCACAAATTTTTAAACGCCGCCGAAGTATTCGCGCTGCCCGGGTCAAGCATGACCATGCGCGGTACGCCGCGAAACGGGTCTTTTCCAATATCTTTTTTCACCTGCATCATGTAGATGAAAAAATCACAGAGGTTCGCACTGGTTTCTCCACCGAAGTAATAACGCACCGAAATCGTGCCGGAGGCATGGTCTGTCCCCGTGTACCGCCAGACGCGGTCGTTTTCGATTTTGACGACGTTTTTCGGCTTGTTTTTATAAAACTCCTCTTCCTTCATCACCCGCAGCCCCGTATCCTTGCCCTGGCGCGGCAGGTAATACAAAACGCACAAACTCGGGTCGATTTGCCAACAATGGTTCGGGTGTTCCGATTTCATGCGGCTGACGGGGTCGGGCTGCAAAAGCTGGTCGGGGTGCAACTTGTATTCGCGCAGGGCACGGATAATGGTGTTTTCAGAAAGGGGGATGACTTCCCCGGTTTCCCCATCAATCCGCGCCGCCTCGATTTTTCCGTTAGCTCGCAGCATTTCCACCGCCTGCCGCACCGACATCAACCGCTTGCCGTTGCGCCTCATCGCCTCCACCAAAACCGCCGAAATCCATTTGGCTTCTTCCGGCTTCAGCTCCGTCTTGCCCGCATCGCTGCGCCGTTTGCGCTCGGGTTTCACCGCCACCGCTTCCAGCTTGCGGTATAAAGCTGCCAAACTCATATTCAATTCTCCTGCCTGTTGTTTCAAATACGCGCTGCGTTTGCCTCTGTCGAGCCGCGCAGCCTGTTGGCCGACTGCCGCCAGCCGCTCCAAAAGAGCCGCATTCATTCCGCCTCCTGCTGTTCAGACGGCAGCCATTCCGGTTTCACCGTTTCCGGAGCATGTGCCGGCAGATTGAAGTTTTCCCGCAAAATTTCGCAGTCGAGAATGATTTGGTTCAATGCCCCAACCTGACCGGCGCGGTGATCCAAACCGTGCGCTGTTCCGTGTGCATTCATCTGCTCGAACAAATCTTTCAGACGGCTGATTTGCGAACGGATACCCACCGTCAATGTCGAAAGGTTCAAAGCCAGCTCGCTGCCCACATCTTCCGCTTCCGGCTCTTTGACCGTTTTCTTGCTGCGTTCCAGTTTTTCCGCATACTCGTCAATCTTTTTATTTTTATCGGCAATCACCTTGTCTTTCGCTTCCGCCGTTTCGCGGCTTTCGCGCAGGGCGACGCGCAGTTCGTTGCGGGTCATACGGTCAATGTCGTCCAGCGTGTGGCCGTTGATGTCGCCTCCTTCCGCCAGTTCGATGAGTGAGTCGTCATCTTCAACTAAGAGTTCGAGCAACTTGGATTTGCCCAAATCCATCAACTTTGGTTGGGCTGCTTTCATTTTTGGGTCAATGAAACGCAGCGTGGCGTTCATCAATCTGGTTACCTCTCGAGTGTGTAGGCCAAATTCATGCTCCGCAATTTCACGAAACCTACCGTGCGGGGTATGTTCTTTAATAATGATGAGTGCGCGTCCCAATTCAAACATCCCTTCCATCGTTTGGCGTACCGCAAAACGGCCACGCTCAATCCAGATAGCCTCGTTATAAGTTTCACCGTTGGCAAATTTCGCCATTACATTTGCACTGTGTAAGGCCAATTCGGCAGACGAAACATCAACCGTGTGCCCTAAAATTTCTGCTTCCATGTTTTTTCCTTTTCCGTTGTTTCAAAATGGACGCTGGCGTCCATTTTGGATTACCAGACATTGCTGGTGCGGTCGTGTATCTCTTTCAGCTTCGCCGTCAGCCTTTCCTGCTGCTGCCGGAAGCGTTCCGAAATCTGCAGCGTCCGCACGCTGTAGGCATAGTTGCCGTTGTCCAGCCGTACCGCCAGCCCGGCTGCCGTCAGGTCTTCCAAATCCCGGCTCACCTGCGTCGCCGTCAGCCCCAGGCCGTCTGAAAGCTCCTTATTGCTGATGCCGATTATCGGATGCGCGTCCATCGCCAAAAACACCCGCAACAGCCGCTGCGCCTTTTTACTTACCGCCATCCGCATCCTCCTTATTTCAGTCCCAGCTTCTTGGCAATTTCATGCCCCTTGCCGTAACTTGCTTTAGAGAAACCGTTTAATACACGGATTACTTCTTGCGGACGGTAACCGTTTGCCCTTGCCCAACCGGAAAATGTTATGCCGTCATTTTTAAATTTTTCTTTCACTTGCGCTGGTGTTAATGTCATGTTTAAGCTCCTTTCCTTAATCGTCTCGTCGCGCTCTCGGAAACCTACTTTTACATCGTCAATAGTTTTTTGACTTTCTGGAAATCTCAATTTCTCCGGTTGGGATTTGAATCGTTTAAATTGCACATCAGCTTGTTTATATTTAAGTTTCATTTCTCAACTCCTACTTCATACCTAATAACTTGGCAATTTCATGCTTTCGCCCGTACTTGGCTTTGCTGGCTCCGTTCACGACCTGATAAACCTCATTAGGGCGGAAGCCATTTTCTTTCGCCCAAGACGAAAAAGTCTTACCTTCTTTAATGAATTTTTCCTTTACCTGTTCGGCAGTTAGCACCATTTTTTCAGCTCCTTATGCTACAATTAAATACGATTAATAAGATTTAAATCTCATTTTGAGATTATTTTAATCTCAAAATGAGATTTTGCAAGGTGTTTTTTATGGGAACCAATCAAGCGGTTGATTACGAAAGAAAATTAAATAGAGCCAAAGAGATTTTGGGTGTCCAAACAGACAAAGACTTTGCCGAATTAATCGGTATCAATCCAAAAACGTTTAGTAGAAAAAGAAGGCGGTTCGAGTTTCCCGAGACTGAACTTCGTGCTTTTGCCAATAAAAATGACTTGTCGATTGATTGGAACTATCTGATGACAGGAGGGCTTATCCGGTTGGGTGCGGCAATAGAGCATTTACCGAAACTGGGCGAGTCGATTTCAGGAATATTGGGAGGCCGTCTGAAAGAAGATGAGGAGGAGTTGCTTGCCCTGTTCCGCGAAGCGGCAGCTGCCGACCGTGAAATGATTCTGATGGTTGCGCGCAGGGCAGAGAAAAAAGCAGCAGAAAATACTCAAGTTTCAGCCACGCATAAAACAGCGTGATTTTTAAACCCAAAATGGAGACAGTCTTATGTTTGACTTTGAACAACAAATCAAATGGGGTGAGCGAGCGGAAGAAATCGTTAAAGAGGCAGCCATCCAGAACAATATCGAAATTCCCGAACCTTTGGCTTCGGCATTAGCTAAGGCGGTAAAAGTGCATTATCTAAGCCAAGCTGGTGTGTTTTCTTTGGTAGAAGCCTATGCAGATACGGTAAATCCAACTGAAAAGGAAGTAGATTACCAAGCAATCAGCAAAGAGCTATTTGAAAAATAAAAAATGCCGTCTGAAATCTTCAGACGGCATTTAGGACACTCCGGCATTCCGGCTGCTCCGGTGTTCTGTGCGTATTATCTGCCCGCATCGCCGTTTTTTGCTTTTAACCTCCATTAAAAGCCCATTCAGACGACCTTTCCTAAAATCCCTGTATTGATTTCAACCTCAATACAGGGATTTTTCCATGTCAGACAAATTCAACCAATTCATTGAGCGCGTCCTCTCCCACGAGGGCGGTTACGTCAACCATCCTCAAGACCCCGGCGGCGAGACCAACCGGGGCATCACCAAGCGTACCGCAATGGCAAACGGCTTTACCGGTTCGATGCGCGCCATGACCCGCGAACAGGCTATCGGCATTTACCGCAAGGCGTTTTGGGAGCGTTACTGCGCCGACCAAATGCCAGAAGCGGTCGCGTTCCAATTTTTTGATGCCTGCGTCAACCACGGTTACGGCAATGCCGCCCGTATGCTGCAACGCGCCGCAGGCGTGGCGGACGACGGAATCATCGGCGAAATCAGCCTCAAAGCCATCAATTCCCTTCCCGAAAACGACCTTTTATTGCGGTTCAACGCCGAGCGTCTGGTCTTTTATACCAAGCTCGGTACGTTCACCTCTTTCGGCAAGGGCTGGGTACGCCGTGTGGCGCAAAACCTGATTCACGCGTCTGCAGATAACACTGATTAAAGGGAGACAAACCATGTCAAAAAAGTCACTCATCGCCCTAATGACCGCAGCCATGCAGCCCGATTTCAGCCACAGCGACCTAGGCATTCGCTACGCCATGCCGACTCAGGGATGTTGGACGCAAGCCCACCGCAAGAGCGGGGTAGCCGCCGCGAAACGCGCAGCCAAAAAAAAGCGTCGCAAATAACTGCCTTTTTCCGATGGCTGGGCGGCTTGGTCTCTAATCCGGCCACAGGAAAAATCAGCCATACCAAACTATGGGCAAACGTGGCAGCCGCTTCTATGACTTATAAGTTCTCGCAAACCGCTGATGCCCCCGAATGGCTTTGGTGGGCATACGGCGCGATGGTCGGCGGGTATGCATTAATCAAACGCGGCATCGCCGCCGTACCGCAGTTGGCAGAAATCAAAAAATCCGCGAATGCGGAAGAATGGAGCGGCAATGATTGACTTTTTGTACAAAAACAAATCGGCATTGGCATGGCGTGCATTGATTGTTTTGGGCATTTGGCTAAACGGCTATCACTATGCCGCCGACAAAGCCGATGCCAAGCAAACCGCCCTGATTACCGCCTACCAAAACTCGTCAAAGGCGGCAGCCAAACAATACGCCGACGAGCTTAAAAAAGCGCAGGCGGAAACGAAGCGTTGGCATGACTTCGCGCAGCGTCAAAGCATTGAGCTGGCATCCGCCCTGAGCGAACTGGATAAAACCAAAAACACTTTACAGGAGCAAACGCATGACACGATTAAAAAAGACGGCAATGGTTTTAACAGTATCGGCTCTAACAGCCTGCACCTCTACAACCGTGCCTTCGGATACCCCGATTAAAACCGTACCGACAGTGGATTTGCCACCTGTATCTACCGGGCTGCTGGTCAAATACGAACGCCCCGAGCGTCCGACCGGCGGCTCACCCGAACAACTCTTGAACCATGCCGTGCGCTACGGTGAATACTGTCAAAAGCTCGAAATCCAAATTGAGGGCTGGCAGAACTGGTACACGAAAGGCCGTCTGAAAAATGACTGATTTTGCCGACCGCGCATCCGAACGCGAAGCCATCTTTCTCGCAGAATCCCTGGCAAAGCATCAACCGCCGTACCACGGGCAGGCTTCGCACTCTGAAACCACCGCCAGCCTAAGCCACTGTGAAGATTGCGGCAGCCCGATACCCGAAGCCAGGCAAAAAGCCGTCCAAGGCTGTACGCGCTGTGTTGTCTGCCAAGAATATTTTGAACACGGATTTCAGAGGTGAACAATGGAAAAAACCTTTATCCACATCGAATTTTGGCAGCTTGTCGGCTTTTTACTCTCCTTCCTCGGCATTTGTTTTACCTTCGGCAAAATGCTGCTGGCGCAATTCCGCGAGCAGCAGGACGAACGCCAAAAACAGCAGGAACGCCTGCAAGGCAAAGTCGAAATCATGGAAAACAAACTGGCGGAATTCAATGCCGGTCTGCCGCTGACCTATGTTTTGCGGGAAGACTACATCCGCAACCAGGTCGTCCTCGAAGCCAAACTCGACAACGTCGCCGAGAAACTCACTGAAATCTACAAAATGGAAAGCGTAAAGAAATGATTAGCCAGGAACTGATCGCCAAACAACGCCGCGAGGGGATGCGTTGGAACATCATCAACACCCTCAACAAAGCCCGTCCGCACACCACCAGCGAGACCTTCCTGCTGGACATCATGAACGCGATTTACCCGCAGACCACCGCCACCGAACTGCGCCAGCAGCTCGACTACCTTGCCGACCGCAAAATGGTCGAGCTGAATAAAGCACCGCACGGCTTGTGGTTTGCCGACCTGACCAGTTTGGGTGTCGATATTGCCGAATACACGGTCGAATGCCGCGCCGGTATCGCCCGTCCCGAAAAAGTGTGGAGCTGATATGGCCAAGCGCAGCACGATAGACCAATTGCCCGAAGCCGTCCGCCATGAGTTTGAGCGCAAACTCGTCGAAAACGGTTTTGCCGACTATCAGGCACTGGCGGAATGGTTGCAGCAGCAGGGCTACGAAATCAGCCGTTCTGCCGCCCACCGCTACGGGCAGAAAGTCCAGCGTCGGTTTGCCGCCATCAAAAACAGCACCGAAGCGGCACGCCTGATTGCCGAAGGCGCAGCCGATGAAGGCGATACACGCTCCGAAGCTCTGATGGCGATGTTGCAGACAGAGTTGTTTGAGGCATTGGTGCAAATCGGCGAAATGCCGTCTGAAGAACTGAACGCGCTCGACCGCTTCGGCATCATGAGCGAAGGAGCACGCAAAATCAGCGGTTTGATTACCGCCGGAACGCGCCTGAAAGAATATCAGGCAAAAGTTAAAGCCAAAGTCGAAGCCGCCGCCGAAAACGTCGCCAAGCAGGCGAAAAAAGGCGGGCTGTCCGACAGTGCTGCCGAAGCCATCCGCAAACAGATCTTGGGGATTGCGTCATGATTACCTGTATCAGACTTAAAAACAAACTTCCTCCCAGTCGTGGCAGACGCCATCCTTTAAGTAGGAATATCAAAATTTCCCAATCAACATGCCGAATGATTAGAAAGCAAATTCTAGGTATCGATGATGTCGCCTGAAAATAAAATCGAAGACCGCACCCCGATGGCACTGCTGCCTTATCAGCAGCGTTGGTGCGCCGACAACGCTCCCGTCAAACTCTGCGAGAAATCGCGCCGTATCGGTCTGAGCTGGGGCGAAGCTGCCGATACCGCGCTGCTTGCCGCGTCCGCGAAAGGGATGGACGCGTGGTATATCGGCTACAACAAAGACATGGCTTTGGAGTTTATCCGCGACTGCGCCAACTGGGCAAAATTCTATGGCTTGGCGGCAGGCGAAATCGAAGAAACCGAAGAAGTGTTTGTCGAAGGCGACGACAAAAAATCCGTCCTCGCCTTCGTCATCCGTTTCGCGTCCGGCTGGCGCGTTACCGCCTTGTCCAGCCGACCGTCCAACCTTCGCGGCAAACAGGGGCGCGTCATCATCGACGAAGCGGCGTTCCACGAGCAGCTTGGCGAGTTGCTTAAAGCGGCAATGGGCCTTGCTGATGTGGGGCGGCCAGGTGCATATCATCTCTACGCATGACGGCGTAGACAACCCGTTCAACGAGCTGATTACCGACATTCGTGCGGGCAAAAAGCCGTACGCCATCCACCGCATTACTTTCGACGAGGCCGTTTCAGACGGCCTCTACCGCCGCATCTGTCTGCGTTTGGGCAAAGAGTGGACGGCAGACGGCGAAGCCGCGTGGTGTAAAGAGATTCGTGATTTCTACGGCGACGACGCATCCGAAGAGTTGGACTGTATCCCCAAAAACGGCGGCGGCAAATGGCTCAACCGCGCCTTAATCGAAAGCCGTATGAGCCCTTATACACCGGTTATCCGCTACGACCAGACCGACGATTTCGGCCTCTTGCCCGAACCGCGCCGCGCCGCTGAAGTCGCTGACTGGATAGCCGACACCCTGCAACCGCTGCTCGACGGTTTGGATAAAACCCGCACCAGCTTCGTTGGCGAAGACTTTGCCCGCAGCGGCGACCGTACCGTCATCGTCCCTTTATTGCAGCAGCCTAATTTAAGCCTTAAGCCTCCGTTCGTGTTGGAGTTGGGCAATATGCCGTTTGCCCAACAAGAACAAATCATGAAACACCTGTTGCACGGCTTACCCAATCTGCGCGGAGCGGCATTGGATGCGCGAGGCAATGGTCAGTCAATCGCTGAAGCCATGCGCGACGAATTTGGCGCGGAGGTATGCGAGTCGGTCATGCTCTCGGAAAACTGGTACCGCACCCATACCGCGCCGTTCAAATCCGCCCTTGAAGACGGCACGTTGGATGCCATCCCCAAAGACGAAGACATCCTGACCGACCTGCGCGCCTTCGAGCTGGTCAGAGGCGTGCCGCGCATCCCCGATGTACGCACCAAAGGTCAAGACGGCAAAAAACGCCACGGCGACGCAGCGATTGCCTTTGTCCTTGCCCATTACGCCAGCCGCGAGCTGAATACTGGCCCGATACGCGTAACCGGCCGCCGAATCCGCCGAAAAAGCGCATTAACCAAAGGTTATTAAGGTATTTAAGAGTACATATCATGCCCAAACCCCACCTCAAACTGAAAACCAGTCAAGGCATCATGACCTTCAAGCCGCAGGATTTATCTGCACATCTCGCCGTTTCCCGCCCGTTTTTCAGCGGTTTCAACGGTTGGCTGCCGAATCCCGATCCCGTTTTGCGCAAAACGGGCAGACAAATCTCCGTTTACCGTGAGCTGATGCGCGACCCATTGGTCGGCTCGCTGGTGCGCCGCCGAAAAGCAGCTGTCGCCCGCCTCGAATGGCGGCTTGAGGGCGACGACACCCCTAAAAATGTCCGGGATTTTGTCGATAGCTGGCTGGCTGAAACCGATGTTTACCGCCTGATTAAAGACGTTTTAAACGCCGTTTTTTACGGCTACCAGCCCATCGAACTGATTTGGCGTACCGATTCTGCATGGCTGCCTGACAAAATCATCGCCAAGCCGCAAGAGTGGTTCGCCTTCAACGACGACGGCGAGCTGCGTTACATCCAAAATGGGCTGACCGATACCGTTCCTCCGCCTTATAAGTTTCTTTGCCCGACACATGAGGCAGATTATCTAAACCCCTACGGTTTGGGCGATTTGGGCTTGGTTTTTTGGCTGGTCACCTTCAAACGCGGAGGCCTTAAATTCTGGATGCAGTTCACCGAAAAATACGGTGCGCCTTGGCTGATTGGTAAAGAACCGCGTTCCAATACCCCGCAAGATACCGACAAACTGCTGGACGCACTCGAAGCCCTGATCGGCAATAGCGTCGGCACCATCCCCAATGATTCCAGCGTCGAAATTCACGAGGCAAGCGGCAAGGCCTCATCTATTGATGCCTACGACAAGCTCATCCGTTATTGCCGCTCCGAAATCAGCATTGCGCTGCTCGGACAAGACCAAACCACCGAAAAAGACAGCACGCACGCCAGCGCGACCGCAGGCTTGGAAGTAACGGACGACATCCGCGACAGCGACAAACGAATCGTGGAGACAACGTTCAATCAGTTGATAGAGTGGGTAATAGAGATAAATTTCGGAGACGTTGTCCGTCCGAAATTCGTATTGTTTGAGAACGAAGAGAACGGCACCAAAGAACGTGCCGAGCGGGATAAGATGATGGTGGATGCCGGTGCCAAGTTTACCAAGCAATACTGGCAGCGCACATACGGTTTGGAAGACGGGGATTTGCTTGAGGGTGCTCAGACGGCATCGGGTGCGCCATCCGCCGATTTCGCCGAGGGTGATTGGACGGATGCGGGTTTGGTCATCGACACCCTCGCCCCCGACGTAGGCCGTCTGAATGAACAGGGCGAACGGCTGACTGCCACCCTGGTATCCGAATTAAGGCAGGGCGAAACCGCCGAAAACCTGCTCGACCGTCTGTCAGCCGCCTATCCGAACATGGACGATACCGCCTTGCAAAACGAGTTGGCACGCCTGATTTTCCTTTCCGACTTGGTCGGCAGGATTGAAGTGGTACAGGAGCTTAAATCATGAACCCCGAAGAGATTAAAGCCGTCTTCGGCATGACACTGGAAGCCGCCGTCGCCTATCTCAAGCAAAAAGGCATTGCCGTATCTTGGGACTGGCAGGACATATTGGACGACGCGCACGCCACTGCCTTTACGGTGGCCAAAACCGCCAAAATGGATGTGCTCTCCGACATCTATTCCGCCGTCGTCGATGCCGCCGAACAAGGCCGGACGCTGGAGGAGTTCAGCCGCGAACTCGCCCCCGTTCTACAGCGCAAAGGCTGGTGGGGCAGGCAGGAAGTTCAAAATCCCGAAGGAGAAACCCAAAGCGTACAGCTCGGCAGCCCCCACCGCCTGAAAACCATCTATCTGACCAATATGCAGTCGGCCTACATGGCGGGTCGCTACGCCGAAATGATGGACGCCGTCGACACGCACCCTTATTGGCAGTACGTCGCCATCAACGACAGCCGCACCCGCGAAACCCACCGTATGCTGCACGGTCGCGTCTATGCGGCCGACGACCCGGTGTGGGACAGCCTGTATCCGCCCTTGGATTACCGTTGCCGCTGCCGTGTCAAACCCCTGTCCCGCAGTGTGGGAGAAAGCCGTGTCCAACCCAGACCAACTCTTGAGTCTATCACCGTCAATATAGGCACGAATCCCTATACCGGTGAGGAACGTTACGCACAGCGCACCGGCATTCGTATCAATAGAAAATTTATCGCCCCCAATGCAGGTTTCAACGCCGGCCAAGGCAAAGCCATGCTGTCCCGTATGGCGAAAATTGCAGTGGATAAGGCGCAGGCAACACATCCGGACATCGCCCGCATTGCCCTGAAAACCATGATGGGTAACGACAGATTCAAAAACGCCCTATCCGCCGCTTCGTTGGCATGGGTGCTTAACCTCTTGAAAGGCTGACCATGCTCGAAATCAAACTCGACGCATCCAAACTCGAACACGGTTTAAGTACACTGCTCAAAAACGCCACCGCCACCCGCACCATGATGCGGGGCATCACCACCGAGTTGCTGTCTATAACCGAAGAAAACTTCGAATCCGAAAGCTGGGGCGGGCAGCGGTGGAAACAAAGCCGGCGCGCCGCAGACGAGGGAGGCAAGACCCTGCAAAAAAGCGGGCAACTTGCCGCTAGCCTGACTACACAGGTTGGCAGCAACTATGCCCGCATCGGCAGCAACAAAAAATACGCCGCCATCCACCACCTCGGCGGCCAAGCGGGGCGAGGTCACAAAATCAACCTCCCCGCGCGCCCCTATCTCCCCATCAACGGCAACGGCGAACTCCAACCCGGTGTCAAACGCCGAATCCTAGACATCGCCATCGCCGCCCTCAAAAAAGGACTCTGA